GCAGGCGGTGCAGGACGTGGTCAACAAGCGTCTGTCGAAGGCCCGTCGGCAACTGGATGCCACGCATGAATTCCATCGTATGGGCGCGCTGAACGGCTACGTGCTGGATGCGGACGGCAAGACTGTGCTGCTTGATATCTATGCCCGCTTCGGCCTCGCTCCTATCGAGATCCCGATGGAACTGGCCAATCCGGACACCAATGTTCGGGTGAAGTGCGTGGATGCGCTGGATGCCCAAGAGGAGGCCTTGGGTGCTGCCACCACGAGTGGCGCTCGAGCCTTCTGCGGGAAGAACTTCTGGCGAGCGCTGATCGGGCACAAGAGCGTCGCGAAAACCTACGAGGGCACTCAATACGCTGCGGCGTTGCGGGCTGACGGTCGCGAAACTTTCGAGTTCGGCGGCATCACCTGGGAGCGCTACCGGGGCAAGGTTGGCGGTATCGCCTTTGTCGCGGACGACGAGGCGCGTCTGGTTCCAGAAGGTGTGCCAGGCCTGTGCATCACTCGCTTCGCGCCGGCTGACTACATGGATACGGTCAACACCGAGGGCCTGCCGTACTACAGCCAGTTGGAAATGATGCCGTTCAAGAAGGGGGTGGCCGGTGAGGCCCAGTCGAACCCGCTGCACCTGGTGACTCGTCCTCGCACCATTCTCCGTTTGAAGCTCTGACCATGGGCTTCCGGGACCTGATAACGGACGTTGACGCCACGGTGTTCGAGATCCTGGGCGACACCGTGCTGATCGAGGGGCGCGAGGTGCTGGGCATGTTCTCAGCCCCTTGGTTGCAGCCCAAGCTCGGCCAGATAAGGACCGCGTTGCGTGAACCCCACCTGGTCATCCGCGTGCAGGACAACGTTGGCATCGAGGTAAAGCACAAGGTGTTCTTCGATGTGCCTGAGGAGGATGGCGGCGGCAATTACCTCATCACGGGCATCGAGCCGGGTGGCGATGGGCTGGTGACGCTCATTCTGAGGAAATCGTTATGAGTGTTGGTAGCTACTACAAGCAGTCGGCCTCCAGCGGAATGATCTCGCTGAGGGTCGATCCGCAGGATGTGAAGGGCTTTCAGGACTTCATGCGGTTGGTCCCCAAAGCTGTTGCTGCGGCGCAGCGTCGAGCCATCAACAAGGTTCTCCGCTGGCTTCGGACGCACATCGCCCGCGATGTCGGCCGTCAAGAGCGCATCGCGATTGCAGCAGTGCGACAGCGCCTCAAGGCGTTCCCTGTATCCAGCAATGGACAAGGCCGGTTGTGGTTCGGGATCAACCCTATCGAAGCCAGTCGGGCTGGCCGGCCACGACAAACCCACTCGGGTGTGTCGGTGGCCGGGCGGCGCTATGAGGGTGCGTTCTTCAAACGCGTTTACGGTGGCAGTCCAGATATCTGGATCCGTACGGCCAGCAAGCACTTCGACGCGAGCGACTACCCCGACAGCGAGGTGTCAGGTGGTGGTCGCCGGTCTGGTTGGATCTCTGAAAACGACAGCCGCTTCCCCTTGGCCAAGGCGAAAATCTCGCTTGATGACACCCGGGCGCACTTCGAAGCCTGGACCAATCGAGCGCACGAACGTCTGCAAGTAGTGATGGAGCAGGAAATGAACTTCGAGCTGCAGAAATATTTGCGGAGAGCGGGCAATGGATGACGATCCGATCCCTCTTGGTCAGGTGTATACCGCCATAGAGGAACATATCAAGGCGGCGATCCCTGGGCTTGCCTACGTCGGGACCATGCCGGAGAGCATCATGGTTGTCCCGCCGCCGGCGGTGGTGATCGAACTGGCAGGGTTCGGGGCAGCAGAAAAGGACCCTGGCACTGGTGAGGTCGCGGTGGAGGCGCGCTTCGAGGCCCGTGTGATCGTTGGACAAGAGGAGGCGAACTGTCTGCAGGTTGCGGCATTCGTCGCTGCGCAACTGGCGGTGCTGCTGCGCATGCAGTCCTGGGGCTTGCCCGTAGAGTTTGCCGAGTTTGTGCGAGCGGAACGTGATTGGACGCGGCCTGAGCTGGATGGCTATGCCGTATGGGTCGTCGAATGGGTGCAGGTCATTTATCTAGGGGCCGAGGAGTGGCCATGGGAGAGTCAGCCACCGGGCTCGCTGGTGTTCGCCTTCGATCCCGACAGCGGACCAGGCAGCGAACATCAATACCAGTCACCGGAGGCCATGGCATGAGCTATGTGGCTGGGCAGCTCGACCGATTGTTGGCCGGCCTGGTGATTCCTTGCTATGTGGTGGGCGTCGACCTGGCGGCCGCCCGGGTGCGCGTTTCCGATGGTGGCGACTGGACCAGCGCCTGGGTGCGCTGGCATGCCCTGGCCGCCGGCAAGGCCCGCCACTGGCGAGCGCCAAGCATGGGCGAGCAGGGCGCACTGGTCAGTCCAAGCGGCGATCCAGCGCAGGGCACGTTCGTGCCTGGCCTGTATGGCAACGCCGGCCCGCCGCCGGACAACCGCGACCATGTCGAGGTCTGGCGCTTCGACGATGGCGGCTCGCTGGTCTACGACTGGCAGGGCAAAAGCTACACCATCACGCTCCCCAGCGGCACGGCCAAGGTCAAGGTTGGCGGCAGCGAGGTAGTCGTTACGGATAACGAGATTGCCGCCAAGTCCGGTGCGGTCATCATCACCGGCCCCGTCACCATCAATGGCACGTTACTAGTAACGGGCGATATCAATGGCGGTGGCCGAATCATCGACACGACCGGTAACACGGCCAATCACAATCACTGAGAACGTCATGAGCCAACTTGAAACGCTGCCGACGAAGCCTGACCGCTTCACGGTGGCCAAGCTGATCGAGCAGCAGATTGACCGGGTGTATGACCGCTTTCGTATGCGTCAGGCCTGGGAGCGCGTGGTTGCCAACATTGACCCCGCCGAGATGGCCGAGGGCATGTGTATGGCCCTTTCGCACGGCGGTTTCACGCGCAAACAGGCGCCGCCGCAGATCACGCTGAACATATCGGGCAACGTCGACCCGGAGGTGTTGGCCAGCACGCTTAAGAGTGCGCTGGCCGGTGGCCCGGCGGCGACCCTGTAACCCCACCATCAACCCCTAAAGGCCCGCTTTTGCGGGCTTTGTCATTTCTGGAGGGCCCTATGGCTACCAAGAAACCTGCGGACGCCGCGACCACCACGCCGGCGGCCGTGACCTATCGCGACAAGACCTACACCTCCCGCGTGCTGATCCTGGGTAAGCGTGAGCTGAAAGTGGCCGGCGGCCAGCTGCAGATCGAGGAGGGCGACGCCGAGGCGCTGGCCTACCTGGATGCGCGCGCCGACTTCGAGCGCCTGACCCCGGCGGTTTAAGGCCATGATCGGGCTGGATCGTCGCACCGGGCTACCGCTATCCGGCGTGGCCCACCTGAAACAGTCCATTGAGGACATTCTGACCACGCCTGTCGGCAGTCGGCGCATGCGCCTGGATTACGGCAGCAACCTGCGCCGTTATGTCGACCTACCGGTTAACGAGGGCTGGAAAAGCGCGGTGCAGGCTGAGGTGGCGCGCGCCCTGGGGCGCTGGGAGCCGCGTCTGAAGCTTGAGCGCGTGCGCGTGGTGGCGGTGGTCGGCGGGCAAATCACGCTGTCGCTGTCGGGTATCTACCTCGGTGACAACGTTGTATTGGAGGTGAGTGCATGAGCGCAATCGACCTTTCCCAGTTGCCGGTGCCTCAGGTGCTGGAAGACCTGGATTATGAGGAGCTGTATCAGGCCGACCTCGCGACCTTCCGTGCGCACATGGGTGACAACTGGAGCGCGGCGTTGGAAAGCGACCCAGTCACCAAGCTGTTGGAGGTCGGGGCCTACCGCAAGCTGCTCAACCGCTCGCGCGTCAACGACGCGGCCAAGGCGCTGATGCTGGCTTATGCCGAGAAAGCGGACCTTGACCAGCTGGCGGCTAACGTCAACCTGACGCGCCTGGTGGTCCAGGCCGAGGACCTGACGGCGGTTCCGCCGCAGGATGAGGTGCTGGAAGAAGACGACGCCCTGCGCGAGCGGATTCAGCTGGTCTACGAGGGGCTGACCACGGCCGGCCCCCGTAACAGTTACATCCTGCACGCGCGCAACGCCTCGGGCCTGGTGGCCGATGCCACCGCCGAAAGCCCTTCGCCGGCGGTGGTTGAGGTGACCGTGCTGGCCCTGGAGGGTGACGGCACGGCCTCGGCCGAGCTGCTGGCAACCGTCGACGCTTACCTGAACGATGACGATGTGCGGCCGGTGGCTGATCGGGTGATCGTGCAGAGCGCCGAGATTCTGCCGTATCAAATCAACGCCAAGCTGTACATGGCCAGCACGGGCCCGGAAAGCGAGGGTGTACTGGCTCAGTGCGAGGCGCGCCTGGCCGCCTGGATCAACCCCCGGCGCCGACTGGGGGTTGAAGTGCCCCGTTCGGCGATTGACGCCCAGTTGCACATCGACGGGGTGAGCCGCGTCGAGCTGACGGGGTGGGTGGATATCAGCCCGACCAAGTCGCAAGCGGCCTGGTGCACAGAGTTCACCGTTGAGCGGGGTGGCTGATGAGCAGTCTGCTACCGCTCAACCGCACGCCGCTGGAAGCCGCTATCGAGGCCGCCGGTACCGAAGACTTGCCGACCATGCTGCGCCGCCTCTACAACCCCGACACCTGCCCGGCCGGGCTGCTGTATCTGCTGGCTTTGGCGTGGTCGGTTGACCGCTGGGATGACCGATGGTCCGAGGCGGTCAAGCGCTCGGTGATCCGCTCGTCGTTCTACATCCACGCGCATAAGGGGACCATCGGCGCGCTGCGCCGTGTGGTCGAGCCGTTTGGCTATCTGATCGAGGTTACCGAGTGGTGGGAGACCGTGCCCGAGGGCGTGCCTGGCACCTTCGCCCTCAAGGTCGGCGTAGCAGATCAGGGGATCAGCGAGGAGACCTACCAGGAACTGACCTGGCTGATTGATGACGCTCGGCCGGTCAGCCGGCACATGACCGGACTGGCCATCAGCCTGGAAACCACCGGCGCCATGTACCTGGCCCCGTCCGTTTATGACGGCGACGAGCTGGATGTGTACCCGCCGCAATCGGTTGACATTGAGGTTACCGGCGAGGTTGGCCGTGGCGGCCGCGATCACACCATTGACTATCTGGACGTTAACTATGGTTGACCAGACTTCACAGTTTTACGCGATCCTGACCAACATCGGGGCCGCGAAGCAGGCTAATGCGGATGCCCTGGGCGTCCCTTGGACGTTTTCACAAATGGGCGTTGGTGACGGCAACCCGGGCGGCCTGGAGAATCCACCGCTTCCTATGCCGACGGCCTCGCAAACGGCGCTGCTCAATGAGTGGCGGCGGGCGCCGCTCAATCAGCTGAAGATCGATCCCAACAACGCTGCGGTGATTATTGCTGAGCAGATCATTCCGGCCGACGTAGGCGGTAAGTGGATTCGCGAGATTTCCCTGTACGACGCGGACGGCGACCTGGTGGCGGTAGCCAACTGCCCGCCGACCTTCAAGCCGCTGCTGAGCCAGGGCTCGGGGCGCACCCAGGTGGTGCGGGTCAACCTGATCGTCAACAGTTCCAGCAATGTACAGCTCAAGATTGACCCGTCCGTT